AGGAGAGATTCTTTTGGAAAAAGTTCTAGATGGTATCATTAATAATACCACTGGTGACTATGAACTTCTTTGTATGCTTGATGGATGCACTGATGATTCTGATAAAATTGTAGACAAATATACTGATAGATCTAATGTAAGAGCAATAGTTCTTCCAGATGTATTTGAAGTCAGAACAAACAATGCTGCATTCAAAGAATCCAAAGGAGAATTTGTAATTGTAGTGCAGGATGACCAGGTTGTTGCTGAGAAGGGTTGGAATGAGAGGATGCAGAAACCCTTTGATAATTTTTATGATGTCTTTGCTGTGACTGCAATGTGCTCTCACAATTGGGAAGTTAATCCCCACTCAATTCATCTTCATAATCCTGATATGCCAGTCACAGGGTGGTGTGATATTCTCAACCATGTAGATCATGCCTCAGTAAATCATGGTTTGTCTAGGGATATCTTTGCTGTAAGATCTTCTGCTAACAGGGGACCTCTGATGATGAACTTAGATGATTTGAAAAAATTAAATTATCTTGATGATTCATTTGCCCCATGTGATATGGATGATCATGACCTTATGTATAGGGCACGTCTTGAACTTGGCAAAGTTTGTGGTGCTTATACTATTGATATGGAGCCAATGTCCTGGTCTAGTGGAGCAAGAGTTGGTGGTGATTTACCCCTCTGGGCATACAAATCACAGCATAAGAATACCAGAACCTTCTATGAGAGATATCATGATGTGTTAGTATCTAATAGAATCATTGATAATAGAGTGTTGAAGTGACCCATAAATATCAACAAAAATGAACTCACCAAAAGATCCAATTAAGTTTGTCTCCAAGGGATGGGGATATGAAAAGTGGATAGCAAATAGTGAAAAGTATTGTGGTAAACTATTGTTTATTGCAAAAGGTAAGCAGTGCTCCTGGCACTACCATGAGAAAAAGGATGAGGTCTTCTATGTACATAAGGGGACTTTGGTGGTATACTATTCATGGCACGATGACCTTGAGTTAGCATACTGTGTTACTCTGGGTGAAGGTGACAAGTTTCATGTTCCCACTGGTATGAAGCATAGAATGAAAGCATTACAAGATACAGAAGTGTTTGAGTTTTCTACTGAACACTTTGATGAAGATAGTAATCGTATTATTCCAGGAGATTGATGGATAGAAATAAAGCAGCATATAAACTCCAAGGGATGGGTCCAATCTATTGCGTCAATCTTGATGGGCAACCAGAGAGATGGCAGTACATGGAGGATCAATTTAAGTATTGGGAGGTGAATGACTATCAAAGAGTCTCTGCTTTTGATGGTAGAGATGATGATTTGGGTCACATCCTAAAAGGAAGATACCCTGATATGATGTCATCTGGTGAGGTAGGTTGTACTACCTCTCATCTTAAAGCGATTAAGAAGTTCTATGAGGAAACTGATGCTCCTTATGCAATCATGATGGAGGATGATTGCTGTCTTGATACTGTAAAGTATTGGAACTTTACATGGAAAGACATTGTGGCTAAGATGCCCTATGATTGGGACTGTTGTCAGATTGCTATCATCTGCACAGGAGATATCTTCACAAGGATCCACAAGAGATTTGTGAATGAGTTTTCTACTGCCTGCTATCTGATTACAAGACACCATGCTAAGAAACTTATCAATTTACATTGTAGAGGAGATAAGTTTAAACTAGATAATGGAGTCAGACCAAGACCAGTAGCAGATGATCTCATATACAACTCAGGCAACACCTATGCTGTTCCTCTTCTTCTTTACCGCCTTGAACTGGGGTCCTCTATCCACCCTGAGCACATTGACGCATTCCACAAAGGGAACTATGATGCACAAATGAACTGGTGGTCCCAAGCAGGGGCACAGCAGTCCATAAATGATGTGATGGACTATGATCCCTATCTTGGCAGAGTTGCTCCATCACAGCAGGGTGAAAACCCAACCTAGTTGACAGAATTGAACTTGTCTGCTAGTATAAATACTTAACCTTTTGTCTTTCAGTAATTAAAGTAACAAAAGGAAACAAACAGGACCACGTCGAGGTCCTTTTCATCCGTAGGTTAAACTCTACGAGACACAATAGGTAACAAAAATGTTTAAATCTGTATTCGCAGCCACCGCTGCTCTGTCCATGTCCGCTGGCGCTGCCCTTGCAGGTCCCTACGTTAATGTAGAAACCAATGCTGGTTGGGTTGGCGATGATTACTCTGGTGCAACTACTGACATCCACGTAGGCTACGAAGGTGCCCTGGGTGAAGGTGGTGCTGGCTACTATATCCAGGCTGGTCCTGCCATCGTCGCTGTTGATGGTGAAGACACTGATACCCAGTTCTCTGGTAAAGTTGGTCTTGGCCTGCCTGTCTCTGATGCCCTTGGAGTCTATGGTGAGGTTTCATTCCTGACTGCTGATGACGATGATGACTTTGGTCTGGGTGGTAAGCTTGGAGTCAAGTACAGCTTCTGATATCTGATATCTTAATATCCTAACCTCCTCTTTATGGGGAGGTTTTTTTATGGTTAAATTTGGATTAACCTTGCCAATATATTAGGAGGTCTTTCTTAATTACTTCTTAGTGGACATAGACTTCAGGTTAAGTTAAGATATTCAAGTACAAAACACAAAGGTACAAACAAATGAAAGCATTCGCAGTTGCCCTGCTTGGTTTGGCGGTTACCGCCCCAGCAATGGCAGGTCCATACGTATCCACCAAATCTGAATTCAAGGGTGACGAGGAAGGGTATGCTAAAACAGTTCATCAAGGACGCCTGGGTTATGGGTGGAAACTTGAAAGTGGTATCAAACCATACGTTGAAGTTGGTGGTGGTCTCTCCGCTGCTGATGGTGTAGAAGTCTTTGATGGAGATACCTTCACTGTTGCTGAAGTTGGTGCATCAATCCCCATTACTGAAAAACTTTCTGCAAAGGCAAAGTTTGAACACAAGTGGGGTGAGGATGAAGCCCGCGATTGGAAGTTTGAAGTCGGCACCAAGTACAAGTTCTGATAGGAAATAAATGAAACTCAAAGCACTCGCAGCAGTTATTGCTGCCACCCCTCTCATGGTTGCCTGTGGTTCTTCCACAGAGAAAGCAGAAACGTTTAAACTAAATGGAGCAGGTGCTACCTTTCCTTCTTCACTTTATAACTCTTGGTTAATGGCATTTTCCAGGGAAACTGGAAACCAAATCAACTATCAAGCAGTTGGTAGTGGTGCTGGTGTACGTCAGTTCAAGGCTAATACTATTGACTTTGGTGCCTCAGATGGTGCTGTAAAAGATAAAGACCTTCCTCCCTCTGGTATGGTTCAAATCCCCATGACTGGTGGTGCTATTGTCCCAGCATACTTCAACCCAGAGTGTGAAGAAGTAAAGATGACTCAGACACAACTTGCTGATGTCTATCTTGGCAAGATTACCAACTGGAAAGAGTTTGGTTGTCCTGATCGTAATATCCTTGTGGTCTATCGTTCAGATGGTTCAGGTACTACCAAAGGATTTACTAATTCATTGTCTGCATTCTCCCCTGAATGGAAGAAGAATGTGGGTACAGGTAAGGCAGTTAGTTGGCCTGTTGGTGTTGGTGCAAAAGGAAACTCTGGTGTAGCAGCACAGGTACAAGGTCAGTTTGGTGCCATTGGATATGTAAATTATGGATATGTAAAGAATGGTGATCTAAGACAAGTCACTTTACAAAACAAAGCAGGTAACTTTGTTATAGCAAATGCAGAGACTTCTGCTTCTGGTCTTTCCAAGATTGTCCTTGATGATAAACTGAGAGGAGCAGATCCCAATCCAGAAGGTGCTAACTCCTATCCTATTGTTTCATTAACTTGGATCCTTGCTTATCCTGAATCCAAACCTGGTGTGAAGGAAACTCTACGTTATATGTTGAGTGAAGAGTCTCAGGCAAAGTCTGATTCTCTAGGTTTTGTTCCTTTACCAGAAGACCTACGTCAAAAGTCCCTCAAAGCAGTAGAAACAATCAATGAAGAAGAAAGTTAAGAAGATGTTGGAATGGTTCTATGATGACTCTGACAGGGGTCAACAGAACATTTCAGAGGTGCAAGACATCTATACTCTGGTTGAGAAGCTTCAATACAGGATAGAAGCATTAGAGAATGAACACATGCTTGTTCTCAAAGAGTTAGGAAGGATACAATCTCAGACTGATGAGGCTTGACAGCCTCATTTTTTTTATATATAATATGTAAAGATTTATAACACATTGTAAAATGACTGTTACAACTAATGAGCTTGGCCAACAGAACATGTTCGCCAAAGAACCTCAGATGTATGTTTCAAAGACTGATGCTGAGCGTTATGGATACGAAACCTATGCTGAGAGGGCAGAGAAGTTGAATGGACGCACTGCTATGCTTGGATTTGTTGCTGCTCTTGTCAGCTATACTTTTAGTGGTAGTGTATTTTTCTTTGGTGCCTTTGGATTCTGATGATTGAACTTCTTACTTACTATGTGATTGTGCTGCTCCTTTTTGTAGGAGCACCAGGAGTTTTCTTTTTCATTGTATTCATGCCTGCTCTTCAAAACACAAAGGGAAGGATGGTTGGATACAAAGACCACAAAACCTATGGAGATTCCTCCATCTACGAGAATACACCCAGTGATCTCAACAATTACACCCTACAAATTGGCAGAGATCATACGTGATACTTGGCCACAAATTAACTTTAACAAGGAGAAAGAACAATGTTTAATGAAAAAGCAGAAAGAATCAATGGATGGGCAGCAATGATTGGCGTTGTTGCAGCAATGGGATCCTATGCAGTGACAGGACAAATCATTCCTGGTATCTTCTGATGTTAATGACTGCTGCTACATTAGTATTTGCCTTTGTTCTCTTCTCACAATTTCAAGATGATGATGATGGTGGTGGTCCTGACAAAGGCTTGATGACACCTGTCTTAGAGAGGGGTTAGAGTTACCTTAAAAATAAATAATATCAGCCATGTTCAAGAGATCTATGAAAAAGTCTTCAGATCAAGATGAATATCAATGGCATGAAGAAGGAGTTGCCACTTTGGTCAGACTTGTTATACTAGTCTGGTCAGGTGGCATTCTTACGTTGAACTATATTACAATTCCCTGGTTACCACAACAGAAAATTGATCCAACTTTCATCGCTTCGATTTTTACCGGTACTTTAGCTACCTTTGGGGTCAGTCCTGCTAAGCAAAGTAAAGATGGAAATGGTAATAACTCAGGTTCATCTGCTCCTACTATTGCTAAGAAGAAAGAAGAGCTACCAGTCGTCTCTACAATAGACAAAAAATGATTGAAGGATTTGGTCTTTGGTCAGCAATTGGTTTGCTGACAACAATAGGTACAGGGTGGTTAACTCCTACCAACATAGAAACATATGTTGGTATGAATTATTCACCATATGAACAGGAATTTATTAGGTTGAAAGAACCCATTGGTTATTATGGTATTCAAACAGACATCCATGAGAATGTCAGACTATTTTTTGAGCATCAATCATCACCAAAAATGAGTAGTGACCACCCAGGACTTAACCATGCTGGTGTGAAATTTCTAGCACCAGTTACACCCTCTACCACAGCATATTTGGGCATCTCTGCTAATACATATTGGGATACTGATAAGGTAGAAAAAGGCGTACTCACCAGTGCTGGTATTGAGTTAGGAGGTCAAGACATTAAGTTTTTCACTGAGTATATCGCACCTACATATGACTTAGGTGATGGTAGAATTGCAGCAGGTGTCAAACTCTTTTTCCGATAATGTCTCACAGATTTGAAGAAATAAAACCACCTCACCCTATATCAAGGGAAGAGGTGGAAGAGATGATAGCAGCTGCAATTAGACAGCATAATCACACAGCGTCTATCATAAGTATGATCTTAGGAACAATAGTTCTTGCTTTGTTCCTTGATGGTCTGTTAAGACTGTTAGGTATTGTACCACCATTTATGGGGATAGACATAGACATAGTTGAAAAAATTGTTGAGAGGATTAGATGAAGGTAGGGTTGATTGGTCTTGGTCGTATGGGCGAAGGCATGTCACGAAGGATGATGTCCCAAGAGATTCAAGTCTGGGGTTACAGAAGAAATTATGACAAAGCACAGGAAGCATATGAGAATGGATATGTGGATGGTGTTACAGTTGGTATTAAGGAACTAGTTCAAGCAGTAAAGACTGGAACTGGGACATATGATCACCCTGGAACTGGCATCTTTATGATGGTTGTGCCAGCAGAAAACGTTGAGGACACTATCAATGAGCTTTTACAGCATTGTACTGAGGGTGATATTATTATTGATCATGGCAATAGCAACTTTAAGGATTCTCGCAGGAGAGCAGAAAGGTTGGAAAAGCTTGGCATCCAATACATTGACTGTGGCACTAGTGGTGGTGTTTATGGTCTTGACCGTGGATATTGTCTTATGGTTGGTGGTACAAATACAGCAGTATCTGTATGTGCCCCCATTTTCAGAGCACTCTCCCCAGGTATATCAGGTGCCACCCGCACCGATCCTATGAGTCGTGCTACCAGTGCTGAGTATGGTTGGTTACATTGTGGACCAGCAGGTGCAGGACACTTTGTAAAGATGGTACACAATGGTATTGAATATGGTATCATGCAAGCATACGCAGAGGGCTTTAACATACTTCAAGCAGCAGATGCAGGAAGAGCTTATGTGGTTGAGGGTGATGCCGAAGTGGCTCCCATGTCCGACCCCCAAAATTATCAGTATGACATTGATGTCGCTGAGGTTGCTGAGTTGTGGCGTCGTGGCAGTGTTGTTGGTAGCTGGTTACTTGATCTCACTGCTGATGTATTACGGAGCGATCCTGAGCTTAGCAAGTACGGTGGGGGAGTTAGCGATAGTGGTGAAGGTCGTTGGACTGTCAATGCTGCTGTTGATCTTGGGGTTCCTGCTCCTGTCATTACTACCGCCTTATTTGAGAGGTTCAATTCAAGAGGACTTGGGAACTTTGCTAACAAGATCCTAAATGGAATGAGGTATATGTTTGGGGGGCATAATGTTCGCTGATGCCCTTGCAATCCTGGCAATACCCTTTGTATTATCCACGATATATTTCGGGATACGAAAAGGTGAGAATGTCTACTACGAGTCGGATAAGTATGATGGAAATGGAACAGCCCACTAAAACCCTTGTCATCTTTGGGGCAACTGGTGACCTGTGCAGAAGGAAACTAATTCCTGCACTGAATAAACTGTATCAAAAGAATTTGCTTCCTGAAAATTATAAGATTATTGGAGCAGCAAGAAGAGAACATACAAGACAATCCTGGTTGGAAAGTCTTGATGCATATTATGAGGCTGGTCTGTCATTAAAGATGGACTATCATCAATGTGATTTAAGTGATGTTGATACCCTTAGATCAATACCTGTCACAGATGACATGACATTCTTTTTGTCTGTACCACCAGACAGATATGCTGATGCCATAGTAAACCTTAAAGCAGCAGGATTACTAAATGACCCAGAAAAAACAAGAGTCGTTATTGAGAAACCTTTTGGGGTGGATCTTCAATCTGCTAATCATTTACAGTCAGTGGTTAGCGGATGTCTACGCGAGAAACAAGTATATCGCATTGATCATTATCTTGGCAAAGATACTGTTAATAATATACTTACTACTAGGTTTAGTAACACTCTTTTGGAGCCCCTTTGGAATAGGAATTATATAGAGGAAGTCCAAATCTTTGCCACTGAAACCATTGGTTGTGAGGGAAGGTCACAATACTATGACACTGCTGGTGCTGTGAGAGATATGTTACAGAATCATATGCTCCAAATTTTGTCATTGATTGCTATGGAAGCACCTTGCAGGAATGATGCAACAGAAATTAGAAGAGAAAAAGTTAAAGTATTAGCAGCAACTAGTTTAGGGGAGGACCTGATTTGTGGACAATACGATGGTTATCGTAATGAAGAGGGCGTTGATCCTTTCAGTAACACTCCTACCTACGTTGCTGGTTCTCTTCACGTCAATAACTGGCGTTGGAAGGGGGTTCCTTTTAACTTCATGACTGGTAAGAAGATGCCTTACTCTTGTACAGAGGTAGTCATCAAACTCAAAGAACCACCACTCAATCTATTTCCAGGACATGAATTCAATGACCGTATTGTTATGCGTCTGCAACCTAACCCTCATCTTGATATTCGTATTGATATCAAATCTCCTGGGTTGAATGATAAGGTAGAGACAGCAACCCTGACTCATCCTTATCCAAAAGGTGCTGTG